TAGTCATCTATAACGGCAATTTGTTGAAACTGTGAATTTTTCCATTCATAAAGGTAAACAAAAGGTCTGTTGTTCATTTCCGTTATACCCCGATATATTTATTTTTGAATTTAATTGTGATTCTGGGGCTTCCGTCCTCACAAGAAACACGCAAGATATTTTCACCAACTTCAAGATTGAAATTAATGTCTGAATTTGGCGACAACCTGTTTATCAGGTTTTGTTCTTCTGAAATGTAGGAATTCATGATTACACCCTTGCTTCCTACCGCAATGAATTTGTTAAGTGTGCTAGAAAAAACAATACTCTCATAACTTTGACTTGTTCCGCTTGCACTTTCATTCCATGTTTTTCCATTTACACTGGTAGCAATAGTTCCATTGTTGCCAACCGCAACAAATTGAGAAAAATATTCAGAATAGCACACGGAATTCAAGTTTACGTTAATTCCGGAATTAAACTGTCTCCAGTCCTTGCCATTAGCTGAAGTTAGGACTGTCCCATTATTTCCAACGGCAAGGAATTTTATTTTTGAAACCATGCTTGAACAAACACCATTTAAATTTTCATTTGTTGGTGAACTAGCTACAATCCAATTTATTCCATCCGTACTGTAAACAATAGTTCCATTGTTGCCAACCGCAACTATAATTCCATCTCTTTCGATTACATCATTCAAAGATTCAGTTGTTCCGCTTGCCCTTTCGCTCCAGTTGCTTCCATCCCTACTGGTAATTATTTTTCCGTTATAACCGACAGCAACATAAATGTTTTGAGTTTCGCAATAACAAACATTATATAAAGAACCTGTTTCATCATTTTGTGCGATTATAAGTTTGCTGTCATCATCAATTAGCAAATATTCATAATCACCAGTTAAAAGAAAGTATTTATAAGGCGCAACACCATTGACAACAATTTCCCAAGTACGTCCATCAAAACTTCTGACTATTGTTCCACCAGTTCCAACTCCAATCAAAGTTCTGCTGTTGGGGTTATACGTTAAACTAAATAAATTAACATTAATTCCAATGTCTACAACTTGCCAAACATCTCCGTCCTCACTGGTAATTATTTTTCCGCTTGAACTTGTCGCAATGTAAAGTTCAAAATCATTAATGTAAACAACATCATGTAATTGAGAATCAATAAGGTTAAGAATATTTAGCCAGTCTTCAGCATTGCTTGAACTGTAAAGAACACCAGCTCCACCAATAAACATTGAGGTGTATTCCTTAACAAATCCAACGAACATTATTTCTTTTTCATCGTCATTAAGTGTAATTCTACTGAATTCATCAAGACCTGTTATAATTGTTCCGTAATCACCAGCAATAACAAAAGAATTGAAACTGTCATTGTAAATTACACTATTCAATGTAAGATACGCCAAAGGAGTTAATGCGGTCCAATCTTGAAGATTTGTACTTTTAATCATTAAACCTTCATTTCCTACTGCCAAAAATTCATTCGTGTTGTCGTTATACGCTATTGAACGAATTGAATAGGTTGTTCCGCTTGTCTGTGATGTCCAAGTCAGCCCATCAGTGCTTGTCAAAATTGTTCCGTTTGCACCTGTTGCAACAAAAGTAACGTCATTATAAATAACGTCATAAAGATTTTTGGAAGTGGGGTTTTCCATAGCAACAAAACTCATTCCATCAGTGCTTGTTAAAATAGTTCCGTTATCTCCAACAGCGATAATCCTCGTATTGGAATGAGCCATTGCGTTAATGTTTTCATTTGATGTGTTTGTTCCGTTATGCCATTCTTTTCCATCTTCTGAATAAAGAACGGTTCCATCAGCACCGCCAGCAACAAACATATTGAACGCAAACGAAAAGTCAACGCAATTTAAATTTTCAACAGTGTTGCTGATTTGGCTGAACCAATTTATTCCATCTTCACTTCTCAATATCGCCCCATCGGAACCAACAATGACCGCAACTTCACCGGCGTTTGCAATATCCTTTAATTCACCGCCAAAAACATTTCTCCAGTTCATAACGGAGCCTTTTACGCTTTTGTTTCCAAATTCAGTTGATATTTTTACTGGCTGACTTACAAATCCAGAAAGACCGATTTGTGAACCTGTTGTGACGTTTTTAATTCTGACGTTTGTACTTTGACCTTCAACATCAATTCTTACTTGTGAAGCGACATCCCCTTCATTTGTTATTACTGGCTGTTCAGTCAATGAAAGAAAAGTAATGGTGTCTTCAAGGTCTTCCCAATACGGTTGACAGGCTGTAAATGTTATGCTTGCCTTAACGGTTCCTAAATCATTACTGTTATGATTCTCAAACATGGGTGAATCAGCAATACATTTTATTTGCTTCTCAAGATAATTGTTTTTATATCTTAGTACACCTTCACCGAACTTAGGGTTGAGAATCCTTATAAGTTCACGTCTTAGCTCATACCTTTTTTTCAAGTTTCCGTTGTCTTCAATAGCAACCATGACGGTCATTTGCCTGTCGTTCAACAGGTTGTCAATATAAATGCTTCCGTCAACGAATGGAACAGTTTGTGATTGAACTTCCATTTCAACGTTTGAAAATCCTTCCCATTCAACAATTCCAAAAGGAGCTGAGGTCAAGTCTATTGATTTATTTTTGCTGTTTGTAAAAATCAGTTTCTGCATTATAGAACTCCATTGAAGGCTAACTGCCTACTGTATTTCTTAACTTCCCTCATCATTTCAAACGCTGTTGTCTTTGGCGTATTGTTAAACACCATGCTGAAAGTATTGGAAGTATTGTTTCCACCAGCAAGCATCTTTCTAGTATTTTCAGCGTTCACAACCTGTTCACCGCCACGGAAATTGACAAGTTCCGGACCACGTTCACCAACAACGGAAAGTCCAGCCGGAGCGGACGGAGTGCCAGTTGCCCAGAACTTTAATTTTTTAGCCACACTTTTTACACCGCTTCCAATCTTGCTTCCAATGCTTTTCACCTTTCCGCCAATACTTTCAACAATACCTCTAATTCCACCACCAATATTTCCAAGCGCGTCACCAATCTTTCCAACCCATTCCTGAACCTTGTCGAATGCTCCGCTCATTGCATTCCCAATAGCGTCCTTTATGTTTGAAAACACGTTCTTTATTTTTGAAACAAAACCACTGAAAATACTGCCAACTTTCCCCCATATATTTTTCAACCCATTAACTAATCCTTGAACCATCATTTTTCCAAAAGATTCAAACAAAGTTGAAGGTGAATGAATGCCAAACAATTTTTTTATTCCGTTGATAAATGCCTTGAATATTTGCTTAACAAGCGAACTCCAATTAATGTGAAGGAATGCGTTTACAAGACCTTTTACCAACTGCCAAACAATTTTTGGAAGTTCCGGAAGAAGTTCGGTTAATACGGCTTCAATCAATGCAACGAACGCTTCGAGAACTGACTGAATAACTTCTTCATTTGTAATAATTGTTATTATTGCTTTTATGATAGCAACAATTAATTTCATAATGGGCTTCATTATTTTTTTGGAGGACTTGTTTATGTCGACAATTATTTTAATTATAGCGTCAATCAAATCAGGAAGCATAGCTATAATCGCATCAACTGTAAGTGGGATGCTGTCTGTTATTGCTTTGTTTACAGCTTTAATAATGTTTACAATAGCGTCAAGCAAAGTTTTCCATCCACCTGTCGTTATAAAATCAATTAACGCCTGAACAATACCAGTAACCAAATCAACCAAGTCCTGAACAATCTGGTCAGCGTTTGCGTTTATGTATTCACCAATGTTTTTAATGAATGAAAATATTGCGGTGACAAACATTCTCAATATCGTTGGCAAGTTGTCGAGAATTGCCATAAATATTTTTCCAAACGCATCAACAATAGAGTCCATATTATCAACGATTGTTTTAACTGCTGTTTGAATTATTTGAGTAAATAATTGAGCAACTTGAACCGCAATTTTTGGAGCATACTTCACAAATGATTCAATGACACTTTGTATGATGTTTCCTATTCGTTCCATGTCGATGTTTTCAAAAAGTTTGTCCATCAACACTGAAATTGAGCTCAATGCCTGTTCAACGAAATTGGGAATTTTATGGACACCTGAAACAAAGAATGTTAAAACTTTGTCTTCATATTCAAGCATTTTAGTCAGCGTTTCAGTGGGGTCTAGGTTAAACAAAGTGTCCATAAAATTCTTTATGTTCTTAAACGAACTACCCAGACCTTTTACAACATTTACAGCAAGTGATTTTATCCCACTCCATATTTTTCCAAATGTGTCACCAATGCTTTTGAATACCTGCATGGCATTTTTCGCAAACTTGCCAATATCTTTCACCATGTCTTTAAGTGTCTTTTCGTTGGACGCTTTTCTTTTTTCATTTTCCCCCTTAGTCATTTTTGTAATTTCGTTTTGATAATAAAGGTTTACTTTTGCAATTTCTTCAGGGTCGTTTACCCCTTCAAGGTCAGCTTGCCTTTGCGCCTCAATTTGTTCCTTCTTGAGTGCAATTATTTTTTCACCATAATCTTTTCTCATTGCAAAAATCTGGGCTTCTGTCTTTCCTTCGTTTTCAGCTCTTTTTGCACTTTCATTTTCTTCAGCTTCAAGCAACGCTATGTTTTGGGCAAGCAACTTTGAATCCCATTGTGAACGCTTCTTTGAAGAAGCTTCCGTTTTTTCAGCAACGTCATCATAAAGTTTTGCAATTTCATTGAGATAGTATGTTTGTATTTTTGCTGATTCCTCAGAATTTTTTGCGTTCTTCAATTCAGCATTCATTTCATCACGAATTGCTTCTTCCTTCAACGCTCTTATTTTTTCATTGTACTGTTCCTTAATAGCAAGTATTTCGTCTTCACTTTTCTTTTCGTTTTTAGCACGGTCAACCGCTAAATCCCTTTCACCTTCAAGCCTTTGGATTTGCTGGTTCCTTAATTTTTCATCCCATTTTGAAATTGTGCTTGCGGTTTTTTCCGCACTTGACTGAACAGCAGAAGCAACGCTTGTTGAAACATTTTTAACCTCACCCAATGTTCCAATCATTTGCTTTTTTGTTTTGCCACTAAGATCAGCTATTTTTTTGTTACTTTCTTCAAGTGCCTTTGTTAGTCCAGAGCTTTCACCTAAGTCAAAACTATCATCTATTAGTGAAAACTTTTTTGACTTCGTTCCACCAAGTTTGTCCTGAATCCAGTTCCAAATGTCAACAAACTTATTGAAACCCTCAAGCAACTTATTAAGCAATGGACCGAGCAATTTAATAATTTGTGTGGCTCCATATATGATAGTATCACCAAATCTTAAGAATGAATTTTTTGCATATTCCCAAGCAAGAGCCCATTCTTTATCCAATAACGCAAAAATAAATCCAAATTCGTTTGCAAAAATAGCTTGTATGTTTGACAAGACACGATGCATTATTTTATATGAATTATTTAATACTTTAACAAGAATATCCCATGTAGTTGAAAATCTTTGTTTAAGAGCAATTAAATTTTCAACTAGTGTTCTAATCATGTTCCCGATAGTGGAAAATTCTTCACCAATCATTTCGGCTACTGGCTGAATAACAGGTGTTAAACCCCTTACAATGTCCGTTATGATGTCGATTAAATCCCTAAACAGTTTTTCAAGACCTTGAGCAACACCGCCAATCATTGCCACTATTGAATCCTTGAATTCCTTGAATGCTTCCTTGCTTGTTCTTGTGTTCTTTTCAGTTTCTTCAAGAACACCGCCAGCATTTTTCAGAGCTTCTTCAAACTCTTCAACACTCATAGCACCGTTTCGGAAAACATTTATCATTTCGGGGCCAGCTCTATCCCCGAAAGTTTCTATTGCGATTTTAAGTGCCTCTGAATCGGAAGTTGCGTTTTTAATTGCGTCTCCTATTTCAGCAAATGCGGTTTGAGCGTTCTTTCCTTCTTTTGTAAACTTTGCAAGAGCAACCCTCATTCCCATCATTGCGCTTTCAACATTAACCCCAGCTTTTGACATACTTTCAAGGAATGCAATTGACTTTGTAGTGCTCATGCCAAACTGACTGAACACGGTTCTTCCCTGTTTCAAAGTTGCGGTTAATGTCTTAACTGATATTCCAGAATCCTGACTTGCTTTTGTTAGCTGGTCTAAAAGTTTGCCAGTATCTTCATTGTTGATACCCCATTTTTTCATTACATCAGCAACGTCATCTATCGCTTCCTTTCCATTAACACCTGTGACTGTTGCAAACATATCGAACTTTTCGGTAAGCCCTTCAAGTTCCTTCCCAGTAGAACCGAACCTTGTATTTATTTCGGCAACCATTGTTCCGACTTCTTGCATACTTGAGCGGACACCGCCTGTCAAAACATTCTTGAAACTTTGCTCAAGACCTTTGAGGGCTTCCCCTGTTGCGCCTGTTCCTTTTGCAATTTCACCAACGGCTTGATTTATCTGCTGTCCCAATTTAACAAATGCTCCACCAAGAGCAACCAATGCAAGAACTAATTTTCCTTTCGGTCCAAGTTTTGAAGCAAGCTGGTCAACATCCAATCCAAAACCTTTAAGAATTTCACTTCCCTTTCCAAAAAACTTGCTGAAGTCAACACCCCAACTTTTCAAGCCGGATGACATTTTTTTTGTTGAGTTGTTTAAGGTCTTGCCAATTCCGTCCAACGATTTTGAACAGTTGTCTATTCCTTTTGAAAAATTATTGGAATTTAATTTTATTTCAGCGTTAATGGAATATTCATCCGCCATTAGAACAAACCTCTCAACATACCTTCGTCTATTGGCTTATCACGACCAGCAACTTCCTTTTCTTCTTCCTCTTCATCAGGCTCGTGACCCCATACATAAGACGCAATGTAAATGGCTTGATTTTTCATGCGTATTTCATCAAGCCTTCTTTTTTCCATAATGAGATTCCAAACTATACGAAGTTCGGAATCCCAAAACCATTCTTCACTTTTGCCAAGTGTTGTTATAGCTTCAGTCAGCAAGTAAGTCCAAGGAATTAGGTCGTTTCCTTCTCCTCCGTCTCCTTGCTTACTTTTTTTTTGCTTTCGTTCAGGTTGCTCATTGCGCTGTTCATTGCGCTTGAAAGAATTTCCGAAACGTCGGTAATGGGAATATCGCTGTCGTCAAGTGCATTAAGCATATCGTCAACGCTTTCACCAATGTCCTTCTTGTCTTTAATACAAATTGAAAGAAGCCAAGGAAGAGTATCCATTGGCTTGTTTTCCATGTCCTTCTGAAGTGACTTAAAGTTTGTCACGCTTCCGTACTTGCGTTCAATTTTTGCAAGCGCAAGGTTTCCGAACTTAATTTCCCTTTTAATTCCCTTGAGCTCAATTTCAAACTTGTTGGGAATTACCTTTTCCAATTCTTCGTTTACCTTTTCATTTGTTTCTTTGCTCATACAATTACCATCCTTCTTGTATAAAAAATATTTATAAAAACACCGCTCCACAATTAATTATGAAACGGTGTTATTCAAAAAATTACACGCTCACTTTCAATGAAAGAGGTGTTACGCTGACCCCAAATGTGTCCTTCACTCCTGCCGTTACTGCGACGGTTTTAATTGGATTCTCGCCGTCTTCAGGTGTGAATGTTATTGTCGGTGAAACACCAGCGGAACCGATAACAAGTGAACCCTTGATTGGAGCTCCGTTTTCATCAGCAACAATGACAGTTTCATTGAGCTTAACACTACTTGAAGCAAAGTTAAATGAACTTCCACCAGCCTTAGAACCTGTGATAACGAGGTCGTTATACGGTGTGTCACGCAATTCAGCTGTCAAAGTTACTGCTCCAGTATCAACCGCAAGTGAAACTATTGGCTGATTGAACCAGTTTGTAACGGTTGCCTGACTTACATCAGCATCATCCGTTCTACAGTGCATACAAATTGTTCCAGTGTCTTCACCTTCGGGAACGAACTGAGTTGCAACAAACTGACCGCTCATGTTCAAGTGGCGGAAGTCAAGTGAATCACGCTTTGTTTCACCACCTGTTTCCGGAACGCTGAACTTGCCCTTTGCATACCAGACAAGCTGATAGCGGTTTTTGCCTTCAGCGTCAGTGCCTGCAATCCATACACGGAAACCGAATGCAAAATATGGTGACTGGTCCATACCTGTTTCACGTGTGATTCCGTTTGCACGTTTCATTCCAAGCATCTTTGCGAGAACAGCTGGGTCAACGTCAATCATTTCGAGTGAAAGTTCTGAGTTGCCACGGTTGTTAGAAGCAAAGAATGCACCGTTGTCAGCGAAGTCTGTTGCAACGTCCGAATTCGGATTAACGGTTGCATTAACAGCACCTTTGAGAGGTATAACTTCACCATAGACAATTCCGTTGCTATCATCAGAAAGAACTTCTGCAATAACAACGTTGTCAAGACCAATTTTAGGGGCTTCATTTGACATAATCTTTTTCCTCCAAAAATATTTATATCAATATAAAATTGATTTGTTAAAATTTAAAACTCTATGTTCAACATCCTGCTGAGGGTCTGAAACTTCACCATTTGAAGAACAATTCCAAAAGTCATTATTCATAACTTCAGTTATAGCTAAAGCTATTTCTGAAGTAGTTGGATAACCGTCTATCTTTTTTGAAAACACGTGTATTGAAACTGAGCATCTTGTTGCTAACGATTTATTGTCAGCATACTCAATATCATTTTGGTTTTCATCCAAAAATATTATACACGGAAATTGAGAAATTAAACTAGGGTATGAATTGAAAATATTTTCCTCAGAAACTATTTCCAAAATCCGTGCATTGCTTAGGAGTTGTGAATATATTTTTTTAGCGTTTACCATCATTCAACTCCTTCAAGAATTTTTTTCACAGTAGAAGAAACATTCTTTTTTATAAAATTTTCATTGTTCCTCATCGCTGGTCTCAACCACGGTCTGGGAGCTATAACGCTGGTTCCAAATTCAAGATAGGCTCCGTATGGTGGTTCTTTTTGTGTGCTTCCAACCCTACCAGTAACAATTTCTTTTTCACTGCTAACTTCCCATCT